TCATCTTGAGACATTTTGTTAGTGTTTGTACTTGATTTTTGTGATTGCTCGTACTGAGCCAAAATCGCATCTAAGGGATTTGTCGCCATGTTTTAAAAATTTTTTGATTAGAAAATATTATACACAATAATAAGTGTCAGCCGTGAGTTTGTCAAATGATAAATTAGTAAATTTTTTGGAATCCTGAGTTATTAAATCTGTCAGGGTCTTCAATGTCATCAAAATCTCTAAAACTTTTTTTGATGTCGGGTTGAGAATAGTTTTGAACATCGTCTGGTCTTATAATATATTGTTCTCTACCCATATCTTCAAATTCATCTTCTTTTTCTTGGAAAAATTGACTTAATTTTTGATTGAATGGACCTGAATCTAAACTTCTCAACTCCATTTTTTCTTCTGGAGTTTTAACTCTATATTTTTCAATTTTAGATTCAATTGAATTTAATTTATCAATAATTTGATCCATATTAGATAATTTGCTCTCTAGGTCATCCAAGTGTTGGAAAAGGTTTTCAAAATAAGTTTCTTGTTTTTCTTCAACCGATTTTTGTCCTTTAACCAGGTCAGTGACTTTGATTTTCTTTTCTTTAGTTTCGTCTTCTATTTTCTCAACCTCTGGGTCTTCGCCAACATTTATTGGTTCAGCTGGAGGTAATGGAGCTCCCGCACCGCCAGGAGGGGGTGGTACATCACCAGGAGGAGGTGGAGGAGCACCAGCACCAGGAGGAGGAGGTGGAACGTCACCAGGAGGAGGTGGTGGTGGTACGTCTTGTTCATTAATATAATTATTTATATCTTTATACCTTCTGATTTCATTTAAAATTTTGACATCAATTCTCATTTTAATTATCCGTTTAATAATTGTTTTATTCCGTTAGTTGTTTCAACTTGGATTTTTTTGTTTGTCTTAATTGTGTTATCAACTCTTTCAATCAAACCATCTTTCATTCTAACGACATAACATTCGCCAGTTTGTATGTCACAAACTTGTTTTGTACCATCTCCTAAGTCTTTCTCAGTTGTTTGGGTTTTTCTACCTAAGTAGTTTTCTAATATAGTTTTTACGCTCATAGTTATATTTTTATTATAAATATCTTATAGATAATAAAAATTATCTTAAAACAGAATTATATACATCTATTGATGTTTTTACAATATTTTCAATTTCTTTTAATCCATCAGAATAAGTTGTTGGGGGTTCTGCCCCAGCTAAAGATTTATAAAAATTTTTACCTAATTCATAATTTGATTCATTAGTGACAATAACAAATTTACTAATATCGGTTACAGTATTTTGTAATTTTAATGAATTTGGTACATCTTTCCATCTATCAAACATAAAATCTAAATGTTTGTCTAATGAATCAAAATATGCCAATGCCTCACCTTTACTATCACAAAAGAATTTTTTAGAATATTCTTTAGAACTTGCAAAACGTGCTGAACTTGGTCCCCAATCTTGACCTTCTACTAAATTAACTGCCGAATAATTATGACCATAACCTTCAATTATTGTCTCGCCACCTGAGTAAAAATAAATTCTTGCAAACATACAATATCTTAACAATACGGAATCAGTTCTTGCAATAATTTTATTAATTACGTCTTGTAATGTTTGTAAAGTAACTATTGGTGGTTCAACTACATAAGTGTTGTATTTAGTTCCAGCACTACAATTCTGTTGACTATTAACTGTAACTTCAAACGATGATGATTTTGCCGCAACTACATTATTTTTTTCTTTAGCCTTTTCGGCATTTTTTTCTTGTCTATTTTTTTCAATAATTGATTGTAGTAATTTTTGTTTTAAGGATAGTAAGAAATTATCTATCTTAGGTAGTGATGCAATTGGTTGTCTAATTCCTTCAAATGAGGTGGTAAATGAACCAGGTCTTATTTGATGATTAACACTTAAAATCATATAAGGTCCACTAAACATTGGTACATTTCTAAGATTAAAATACATTGTTGGTTGTATTAAAGCATTACCCATCATTGATACACTACACGTATAACTTCTGTTTTTATATAGATTATACAATGATGTACTCTGAGTTGCACCAGCTCTATTATTACCTTGATTTGCTAATTGATTGTTAATTTCTAATGATTCTGATGTTGCAACACCACTATCTTGTCCAACACTAAAAGTGTTAAAAATACCTTGATTTTGTGGTCCAATATCAACATTAAATCCAACAACTCTATTTGATTTATCCCAATCATTTTTACCAATTAAATTTTCAACTAATGGGTTATCACTAGCACGTCTTAAATCAAAAGCATCACTTCTTTTCCTAAAATCCACATTTTCTTTTAAATCTAATTGACCACTAGGTTTTCCTCCATAAAAACAAACCATTTTAGATGTTGAGTCTCTATAATCAACACTTGTAAATGTTCCAAATAAAGTATTTGCAAAATCTAATGTTGATTCAATTCTTGGTTTAGGATTTTTAACAGAATCTTGCACACCATAAAAATTAACATATGATGGTATATTCATAACCATAAAATTATTCTCCACCAAAATTGTTTGCACCATAGATAACATTGAGTTTTTTGGATTAAATGTTTTTAGAAGAGAATTTAATTTATCTATATCTACCAAAATTTTATCTCCAACATTTCTACTAGCACGATCCATTAATAAAACATCCTCAAATAGTGTTTTTGTTTTAAAATCATTACCTGCAATCCATTTATCGTTTAATGCTTTAAACATTTCCCATAGTTCTAATTTAGGTTGTGGTTCTCCTTGTATAGCACTACTAATTTGTTCTTCGAAATTAATTTTTATATTATCTAACGAATTTCTAATATCAATCATTAATGAATTAACAATCTTATCTCTAAAACCATTTATTTTATTTAGATAATTGGTCATAGCAATTAAGAATGGAGATGAACCAATGTTACTAATTGACGATGGTGTTGGTCTATATACAACGGGTGTGACTTGTTCAAATAGTATAATGAATTGAGCGTCAGTTGGTGTTGTTGTTGTACTACCAAATATACCAATAATCGTATTGTTAATTAAAGACTTATAATAAATTTCCGAACCAGATGTTGTATAAACATCATTGTTTGGTGGTAAAGAATATTCACTCTCAAACAACAAAACACCATCCTTGTTTGTAAATGTTGTTCTGAATTTTGTTTCTAATTGTTGTACATTTATAGTGTCACCACTTCTTAAATCGGCAACCGCAACTAATGTTGGTAATATTTGATTTGTTGGGTTTGGTGGTGGAATATAATTACTTTGAAACTGATTGAGTTTTTGTGTCGCATATATTTTAATAATTGGTGCTAACAATTTTACATTTTCTGGTGTAAATTCAACATTTAAATCAATAAAAAAGTCAGTAATATATGAACCACTATTTTTATATTTTAATTCTGGTATTTCTGAAAATCCAACATAAGTAAATAATGCGGCCCAAGCTTCAATATAATTATTTTGAGAATTTGCTAAAGTGATAACCCCATTTAATGTGGGTAAAGCATTTGGTGTATTTGTTGTATATTTGTTCCATTCAACTTTATCAACTATTGGTAATGTTGAAAATGATGTAAATAATCTTCTATTGTAATTTGATGGATTTCCATATTTAAATACAACATCAAATTCCAAAAATTTACCGAGAATATCTTGGACATTGATAAATTGTGCAGTTTGAGCTTTACTAACAAATTCATACCCAGTACTTCCTGTTGTATTTGATATTCTCAACATAGTCCTCATAAGACCTTGGAAGTTTCTAAAACTTTTGGTTAATGGAGTGTCAGTAAGTACAGCAGAATTTGTTATTTGTATCTCAGTATCGTCTGAAAATTCATTAGCATCATAAATTGATTTTGAGAATTTCAAAAACTCATTTTCAAATTTATCCAATACATCTTTTTCAAATACTGAAAACATTTCATCCATCTTCGCATATTCATTATTTAATCCTGTTATTGTAAATGCGTCCTGAAATGTGTCTCCAGTTTTAATCATTTTTAAGTATTCTTCTGGTAATATTTTTTTGACTCTTGAGTTGTCAAAATATCCATAATTTGGCGCTGTCCAAAATAATCTAACTGAACCATTATATATTGCACTATTACCTAATATTGGTTGTTTTATAGTATTGTTTTGTCCAAAACATTCATTTTTGGTTTGGTTAAATAAAGTACCGCTTGATGGTAATAAATACATAAAATTACCATCATTAGTTGTGATAGCCAATGACCAAGGAATTACTCTGATAGTTGTTTCTGCATTTATTATAGGTAATGTTGCGTTATAATCTATAATTGCATTATTAACATAATTCATAGTTAATCCTGAATTATCTAAAACATTTTGGATTGTTGCTGATGTATAATTATTACTTGGAACATTAACAACCGAGAATAATCCAGTTGAACCTGTTTGGGTTGGTGATACTTGATATTTACCAATACCTCCAGGTGTTCCATCAATTTGAGAAACAATTGTTGTGTCAGATAAAAGATTAACCCCAGCTAAAATTGAACCAACTTGTAATCCATTTGAACTTATTTGTGTAACAGTTAACGTTGTTCCACTAACATTACAAGTTCCATTGATTTGTGAAGTAATTAATTCATACCCATTAAAAAATACACTAAAATCATTGATTAACTTTGGGTAGAATCCAACATTAAGTAGTGTTGATGTTTCTAGCCCAATGATTGTATTTGTTTCTAATACAATATCATAAGGTGTATTATCAATTGTTAAATTATATGTCTTAGTTGCGGCTGATGTTATTGGGTCATAGTTTGGTACTCTATCAAAATCTTTCCAAGATTCATCTAAAATATCCACACCACTTTCAATAAATTTCTTATATCTATGCCAAATTGAACCATATTTTAATATCCAAGCATATGGAAGTTTGTGTATTGCCCCAAATTTTTTAATGGTTGCAAAAATATAATCTTGTAATATATTTGTTCCATTTTCATATTTAAGATATTTCTCTTTTAAAGTTGCTAAAGGTAAACTATTAATCAAATAATAAGCTGAACTAACAAAAGGATTTTTATCGTAATTTCTGAATTTTTTTAACCCATCTTGAATTGAGTTAATGAAATATGGTGTATTAAGTATTGATGTTGTTTGTTCAAAATTAACACCACCACTATAATTCAAATATCTAATAGTACCCTCAGTTAAAATTTGGTCTTTTGGGGGTCTATTGTAGAAACTTTTCAACATATCATTCGTTGGTGCTGTTGTTTGAGAAGAACGATTAATAGGTTGTGGTTCTGTATTATTTTTTTGTGCAAAAATAGTAAAAGGTTTCCCAAATATATTAGGTGTTGTTGGTAAAAAATTAGCTATAACTTTATTGGTTGTATTATATTTTAATATTTCAGTTACAACAAATGCTGATTCAGGAGTTTCAATAGATTCACTTTGAGCTAAATATTTTTTAACCCAATTTTTATTCGTAAAAGGGAAAGTATCTGTGAAATCAAATTTTTTATTTGTGTTTGATGTTAAAAACTTTTCAAATTCAACTTCACTTGTTAATGTTATCTGAGGTTGTGAAATTGATTCACCTAATATATTTGAGTTTAAGAATTCAAAACTACCATTAGTGATTTGATTCCTAATATAAGGGGTATTAAATATACCTCTAACAAAATTCTGCCAACTTTCACCAACTCCGTTATTTGAAAACTGACGTAATAAAGATTCAAAGTTACCTGAAGAAATTATATAATTTTTTAACTTATCCACAATAAAAGGACTTCCTCCATCTAAAGCGTTTTTTACATTTGTTTTTTCACTTTCAGATATAAATTTTATTATTGGGTCAATAAAAGATGGTGTATCTTCCACCCTAGATATTTTTGAAAAGTTAATTATATATATAATTCTTTCATATATTTCATAGAAGAATTTAACTTCTTCTTGATTACTAAAAACATTATTACCAATTGGAAATTCAATTGCGTTTATTGATATTCTTTTTATATCACTAACTTCATTCGAATTTTTTCTTTCTGCTGGTGGGGTGTCTCTTTCGGTAAACCCATTTACAAATTCTTCAACAAATTCAATTTCAGGCCAAATATTATATAAATAACCTTTTGTTTTTGATACCAATGACGCGTCACCAGGATATCTCAATTCATATTTTTCGTGTCCATCTTCGCCTGTTGTTTCAACAATATATTGAGGCCAAGGATAAATTGGTGTGTTTGCAATATCACCACTATTAAAAGTTTCTTCCGATGCACCAGCTGTTTGTTGGTCTAATATTACTTTCTTTCTATCTTTGTCATTTCTTAAATCCCAAGCCTTAGTGTGAACATCATCCATCATACGAAGAAAGGCTTCTCCATTTGCAAATACCATTGCCAAAACATTTCTGATATTTGGGACAAATCCAATTCCTTCATTCTTATTTTCAATAAGACTTGACAATGCTTCGGTTAATTGTTGTTCAATTTCTTCACGTATAACTTTTAACTCTTTATTCATTTTGTCGGTTAAATCAATGAATGAATTTAAACCTTCAAAAAAGAAAAATCTATTACCCCTTGTTTTTCCTCCTGTTTTTAACACAGTATCATTTGAATTAAGAGTATATGTTTGTTCAAGTTTACTTAAAAAATTTTTTTCTTCCGATGATTCTTTTAATAATTGTTTTCCAGTTCTTTGGAAGTAAGTTTCTTTTGCATCAATACTAGTATAACTTGTACTAATGTTAAAGACATTACTTGTTATTGGATTTGGTACTTGTACGGTATATTTATTACTACCAATTTTATATGAATAAGGTTTATCTTTTGTTATACCATTTTTCCCAACAACTGGATTACCATCTAACTTAGTATTAAATTCATTTATTATGGCTTCCAATTCTGTTACCGCAGCTAACCTTAAATCATCTGAGTTTAATTCTTTTCTAAATGTATAAATTTTGGTTTTTTGTTTATCATTTAAAACATAGAAGTTTTCCTTGTCCATGTACTTATTAAACCAAGAAATTCTTCCAGAGGTATAATTGTAAACCACACCTTGATATTCGTTTAAATCTTTCTGATAATCATCACAACCTGATATTGGTTCTAAATTTTCTTTTGTGAAAGTATTTAATTTAGTTGTAATAAAAGTATTTAATGATTCTCTCAATTGTACTAATGTAAGTTCAGGTAAATCATCAGGTACTAAACCTTTTGATTTATACTCACTATACATTTCTTTTATTTTTTGATATCCTCTTTCTGTTACAATCTCTTGTGTTGGAACTGTCTTAGCACTACCTCCACTACTTGATTGTCTTGAAATCCTTGTTTTATACATATGTGGGGCAGCAACTAATGCCGCCATAGTAAGTTCACTTAATATTGTATATTTGTAAGTATAAAATTTAAGATTTATTCTAAAATTACCCTCTTGTTCATATCTTGCCTTAAAATCAACCAACATAATTGGTAATTTAACCGCCTTACCATAATATCCTTTAATTGTTAATGTAAATAAGGGATATGGTAAATTAAAGAATGTCGCATATGGTGAGTTATCACCAGATTCAAATAAAGCTCTACCCTTAACATCAATCATTTCAATGTCAATTGTTGGCATAAATGAAGTATCAGCTTTGATATAAATTGATGTTATACCTAATAAACCATTATCAACAGCTCCAAATTTACCACCAGATTGTATGGTCTGACGAATATAAAAATCATCATCCTTGTTTGGATTTTTTATTGAGGTTTGTTTTGGTTGATTTACACCTTCTCCTTTTACGGCATCTTTCCCAGTTAATTCATCAGTCCATTTTGTATCCAAAAATGTATTGCCACCAGGTTTTAAAAAATTAATCGTTGCAATAGATACTGTTTGCATAATATCATTATTAGCAACACCAACTGCCAATTTAGTTCTTGGGAGAACTTTAGTCTCTAAATTTGCATATATAACCAAATCTTCGTGTCTGACCAATCTTTGTTGAGCGACACCTTGTTCGTTAATAACTTTGTTTGGATCAACAACTATGATGTTGTTATAATCAAATTCAACTAAAATGTTTTCGGGTCTATCTACCATAATAAAAAAGATAATCGTCTAATTGGGATTTATAATCTTGTAATGAAGCTACTAAAGGATATGGAATTGTCAATATAGAACCATCGGAAATACTCCATTCATTCCCAGCAAATTCTGGATTTGCTTGTAAAATTAACCAACCAAACAAAGGAGAACCATAATATTGTTGAGAAACTTTATCCAATCTTGACATACCAACTTTATAGATATACCTCTTATCAGTACTCTTTGATGGTATTTTAATATATGGAACAATAGTTTGTTCTCCATTAATTATGAAATCTTTATATCTATTATAATTTTGTCTAGCCATAAGTTAAATACTTATTTATATAAGTTAATTATTTTATCTTTTTCTTCTTGAGTGAATTCAACTGCCGTATTGTATTCAAATTTTCTTGGTTTTCTTGGTTCATATATAGACTCTTCAACCAAGTTTTTAAATTCTTTATTCTTTCGTAAGTCTTTGAATAATTTTTCTTCAGCATTCAATTCTTTTTTGTATGTATTCTCTAATTGATTTACAATTTTTTCAAATTTATTTAATAAACTTACTGGAGTTTTGTAAGTTTTTAAATTACCGCTAATTACCTCATCAATGAATTTTTGTTTTTTTGTTGGGTTTGTAATAATCCTAGACATAACCATAAAAAATTGTTTGTCTGACTTTTCATTAACACCATTAAAACTATCAGTTTTAGCACTAAAGTTTCCATCTTGGTACGAAATAGGTCTAAATGCAATATCAAAATAATTAAGTAAATTAACAAAATTTATTGGTATTCCACCTGCACCTGGATTCATAAATGCTTTTTCTACTTCAGCAAAATCAAAAATCATTTCTGTTTTGGTTGTGCCTGTATTTTGTGGTGTTCCTGTTACTCTATATAGTCTTGGTACACCAGTTTCAAGTATTTTACCATCTAAACCATTTTCTGGATTATCAGTAGTTCCGATTACTATATTTACTTTTTCAATAACTTTAGTGAAAACATCTTGCCCAGCAACTAATTCTTGAATTGTTGTTGCAATTCCATTTGAAAAATCGGATTCTAAATTTTTAATGTATTTCTTTAAGTTTTCTTTAACTTGTGATATAGGTGAATTTTCATTTTTAAATACTTTATTTAATTCCCTAATTATTGGATTAAGATCATTATCAATATCACTTAATAATAGTTCAAAACTTTTTTGAATTATTGGTTCAAATTTTGGTTTACCGTATATTTCTATTTCAGGAATTGGATTTTTATTTGGGTTATTAATTGGTAATTTAATATCTCCTCTATCAGAATCTAACAATTGAACAACACCATAATTGTAAGTATTATTTATACTTTCTAATTTATTTACAACTAAATTAAAATAATTTGTAGTCTCTTTTAATAGAGTATCCATAATAGCTTGATATGATGTTTCCCCTGTTTGTCCACTAGGTATAGGAATATTAGTTATAATAGTACCAATTGTATTACCACCATTATTTGGTATAACATTATTTACATTATTTGTTGTTGCTGGAGATTGACTACCAACAATTTTATCAACAATTTCTTTATCAAGTGCCGATGTATCTTCTGTAAAAGTTGCTCTTTCATCATAAATTTCAGTATTGGCGTAATAATTAAATGATAAAGCATTTTGAAGTTGCTCAACTGGTTTTGCCAATCCCATACCACCAATGATGTTAAAATTCATAGTTACTTTTACAATCATAGGTTGGACTCCAATACCTTCGGGATTTAAATCTAAAATACTATTATCATAACTAAAACTTAATGAAGTTGGCACTATTTTAGTATGATAAAAATCCCCAATTCTCAATACTAAAATTGGTGGTGTGCCAAATGAAGTATTGATTGCGTCATTGTATTTTGGTTTACCATCAGTTCCAATTATTGGAATAGTTTCACCTGGTCTAACGCATTGATTTAAAAATGTTAATCTAGCATTTAGTCCTTCAGGTGTCATTGAATGAAATGCTGGATTAAAGTATTTAATTTTTTCTTTGAACGAAGCATATACCATTGGGGCTTTTTCTTCAATCAATTCAAAATAATCACATTCAGTTAAAAGATTTCTTAATATTTTTTTACTTATACCTTCTTTTACTTTTTTAATAACATCAACTGTTGGTTGTACTCTTGGTATTGGTTTTATTTTTATTACTTCTTGTTCTTTTATAGAGTCGGCTTCACCTTCTACAGTAGTAACTATATTTTCTAGTTTACAAATTATATTAGCAATTCTTACTCGTCTACAAGCCATAGCGTTAACTGAATATATTGTACCATTTCCAATACCACCATTACCATCTCTAACATTAGAAGTACAATTAACCTCAAATCCAGCTATACCACTTTCTGCTGTAGGTATTGATATTTCTTCACCTTTTTCTTCACTGTTTATGATGATTTGTTTGGAATCAAAGAATTGTTTTAGTTTAACCCCTCCAACATCATAAGTTTCTAAAAATCTTTTAATTGAGTCAACACGTCTTTTAGATAAACTAACATTGTAATTTACATCACCAAGAGCGGAGGCCGAACCAACCATATTTATTGAAATAGAATTTTTAGGGTTAGCATTTAATACTTCATATACTCTAGGTATAAATTCATTAGCCACTTTATTAAATTGGGGAACAATTACTGTATTGAAAAACTCAGTAGTTTTTTTAGCTCTCTCACAATATTGACTATAAGTAACTGTTATACCATCACCTATTAGATTACTTGGTATATTACCAGACAATTTACAATAATATAAGTTTGGAGCAAATGCGTTTCTAGAAATTGATTCATATTGACTAATATTTGTTGCTGCGGTATATGTTGCAAAAATATCTTGATATAATAATGTAGTCGTAGTTGAATTTGCATTACTTGGTCCTGGTACATCATTTTCAAAATAAAACGCAAGATTCTCAAAATCTTTTTTTATTTGTTCAGCTCTAGGGTCAGGACTTTCAGTCTTTTTAGTAGGGTCTGTATCACCAACTTGACCAGCAGTCACATTTTCTTTACTTACACTTTTGACCACACCTTCGTATTCTTCAGCGGTTAATCTTGGATTATTTAATATTTCTTGATATGTAAATAAATCGGATGATGGAATTTTATTAAACTTTTTAGCTAATTCATATATGTCATATTTTACACAACCAGCAAAAAATGAATCCATAATTGAATTTATTCTTTCATCATTTCTATTTTGTAATTGTTTATCAACCAATAAATTTGTAACTGATGGATTGTCTACGATAATTGTCCAACCAATTGAACCATTTCTACTTGTATTTTGATAAGTGTAAATGGGTTCAGGTCTTCCAATAAATGAAGTTGCGTTAAATGTGGGTGAACTAGAATCACTAAATGTTAAATTATATGGTGGAAACCACATAACTCTACCTCCATTTGGACCTTGTTCACATACGGGTAAATCATCGTAAGTATATCCAGGTCTACTTGATGTTCTCCAAGCCAAATTCTCAATTGAGAACATATATTTTTTGGCAACTAACTTACCTCTTGCATCTTTAACAATATTTGTTGAGTTATCACCTTTAATTGGTGCAATATTTAAGTTGTAAGTATTATCTAATACTGAATTATTAAATCTTCTACCACTAGTTGTTATACCATCTGTTTTTTGTAAATCTGCGTAAGTATAATATGGAGTATCTTTCGTAAAAATACGACAATATTCAATACCACGTTGTTCACCCGTTGTATTGTCTGTATATGAAACTACCTTAGAACCTTTAGTAATTTCTTTATATCCATCGTTAAATACCTTACTAACTTGATTGATAGCATTACCAACGTGTTTTAATCTAGTTTCACCAGCAACATTATCTGCAGATTCAATTAATCTCTGAGTACTATCTAATATTGAATCTTGTTTGAATGTTAAATTAGTGGATTCGTCTCTAGTATATTGTGCTGTTATAGCATTAAACTCTTTATCTAAAGAACCTTTTCCCCCACCAACAGTTGCTTTATAACCTGCACCGCCTTTATATTTTGGTGATGTCCATACGAATCTACCAACAATACCCCCATCGTCCGAAAATGATTTACCAGCCAAACCAAAATTTAATCTATTTTGATTTCCTTCATATAATATACCTAATTCAGATGGACCATAAACATCAGTTTGAACTTGTTTTCCTGACGCATTAACTGGTATTTGGTTTGGTGGTGAGGTTATTGTTGATGGCTCGGCAGTTCTTGAACCTACATAATATTTCCCAACTATAGTTCCGTTTTCAGGATTAATACTCCCTAACGCACTTTGTAATAATTGACCAAACCCCCTTTCGTAAAATGGTTGATACTTGTTATAATTAATCGTTTGGAATAATACTGAACGTTGTCCACTACCAGTATTTGCTAAAAATATTTCAGAGGGGTTTCTAGTCGTATTTAAAATTGGACCTAAAAAACCACCTGTTAATTTGTTAATTACATTTAAGGCTCTATTGATTTGAGTTGAACCCGCACCAAGTACATTCTCCAAAAAATAATCACCAGGTATTAATGAAAAAGGTAAATAAGCCCCAGTTAATCTAAGTGTTAATTCCGCCCCAGCGGTAATTGGATTCTCAGGAACTGTGATTCTATAATCTCTGTAAATTAATGGTTCTCTACCAGTTGCTACCAAACTAGCTTCAAATGGGTCAGATAATACATCTAAATTTACTGCACCTAAAGTTCTTTGGAATAACTCAGCGTCAATCCTTGCTTGGATTGCAAACTTAAGAGATTCCGCACCTAATTTGGCAATATAAGAATCTTGAGATAATAATCCATTAGACCCCGTAGGATTGTTTGATAATAATATATTATAAGGTGAATAAGACGATGGAATGAATGTGGGCGGATCCCAATATGGAACATAGATTTTATTGTTATTTTGAATAGAGTCAATAACAACCATATTATTAAAACCGCCAACAGGGCCATACCTATTCTCAATATAAGCGAGGTCAATATAAAACTCATTTACTAAGTCTAATACAGTATCATTAAGATTATATTCACCTTGGTTTGGGGTAACTGGTAGATTATTATTTATAATGGTATTTTGATATCCGTTATTAGGTCCGTATTCGTTTAATGTTTGATTATTTCTAACAAATGGATTCTGACTAATAAGTTCATTTGGTGAATCAACTACATTGAAATCCGACACCGAAACTTCATAATTCTGAGGTCCAGATGGTGGTGTGTAAAGACCATTGAGTGTATATGGTGGTAAGTTTCTTGCAATTAAAGTATTTCTAAAACTCGCACTATTAACAAAAGATAATATACTATCAGACATTATTTTATTTTACAATAAATAGGTAATTTTTAATTTTATTAAGGTTTGGGTTTACCAATTCTTTCTAGTTCAGCTTTTTCTATAGCTTTTAATATTACTTGGTTGAGTCCTCCTTCACTAATAATTTTTTCTAGTTGCTCTTTAGTTAAACCTTCAGTACCGGTTAGAGAGATTTTAACCTCTAATGGTTCTGTGAATTTGAATTCATTTTTAGTTATATCTGTTTTAACATCATTATTTGTTCCTAATATATCAGTTGTAACATTTTTAGTAGTAGGATTACTTAATGCTGTGTTCGTTTTATTTACAGTTTCGGTTAGTGTCCCAAGACTAGTATTTAAATTACCTTGACCTGTTATTAATTCAACACCTTTTTGTGTAATATCACTAAATGTTTTGATGACTGAATTATCAGAGTCTTTTAACCCAGTTAAAGCATTACCAACACCTTTAACAAAGTCATCAGAAGCTCCTTTAAACCAATCTTTAATTGTAGTTCCGGCCTCAGAAATCCCACCAAGTAAATTACCCCCTTCATATCCTTTTTGAACGTCCCCAACCGCCTTATCAACGGTAGTTCTAATACTTTTAGCTTGAAATCTTTCACCTTCAAATACTTTACTTGTTGCTTTTGCGACTTCCAAATTTGCTTGTAACATTGATTCTTGTATTTCAGTTCCGGCCAAACCTGCTGCTGACCTATTCGCTATAGTCCTTAAATATCCAGCAGATTGTGTTCCAATGTCCAATTGTTGTTCAGCTAATTCCTGCATTGTTTTTGGTTTTGAACTTTCAAAGAATTTTTTCCTTTCTTCCTCACCCATATTTTGGACTTTAACCATTGCCTCATCAATTCTTAATTCTTCACCATTTACACGCAACTTATATTCACCACCTTTCATTTCTGATAAATTAGCAATTAACTCTTTTTCTTCTTGACTGAATTTATCTGAGAATGATATTTTTTTCATTTTATCTTCAAACTCGGCTGCGGATTTAGCCATTTTGGCAAATTCTTTTTGATTTATACCAACCGCATCAGCAACTTCCATTAAACGTTCTTTAGACCCAGGTAATATTTCAAATTGTTTTGTTGTATCGTTAAATCTTACAAATTCCTTACTCATTTCAGCAATTTGTTTTTGGAATTCAACAGGGTCATTACGAGACATATCCATCAATCTAAGTGGGTCTAATAAATCACTTTGAGCAACACCTAATCTTTGCAAATCCGCGGCCATCTTTATAGCTCCATCAGGTTTAAATGCTTTATTCATAGAAGTTTCAATTTCGTCAACTGATATTCTTAATTTAGTTGATTCAGTTACCAACTTAGCTAAACCTTCAATACCTGTTGAAAAATTGAATTTATCCATCATATCTAAATTACTAACAACCGCAGATGATACTGTTTTAATATTCATACCAGTTTCTCTTGCTAGATTTACAACTTTAGTCATATTCTCACTCATATTGTAAATTGAAAAACCAGCATCTTTAAATCCTTTACCCAGTGTATCCATTCCAACTCCAGTAACTTGATTGGTTGCATATATTTCAGCGTAAGCGTCTTTTAGTAAGATAACATTTCTATTTAAAGCCTTACCCATATCTGTCGCTATACCAGGTAAATCCTCTAAATCAATACCTAATTTATTAACACTAACAACCGCATCGGCAAAAGACCTTTTAATTTCGACAACACTTTCACGACCCATACCCATACTACTACTAAATTTAACCGAAAACTCTTCGTATTTGTTCAAAGTATCTTGAATCATTGCTGGGTCAATGTTTGTTTGTAATTGTTGAGCTACAAATTGTCTATATTTTCCTAATGATTTAAAAAAATCATCAAATTGTTTTTCATCCATTTTATATTTGTTTTATTATAAATACACAAAAAGACTAATTAAAAAACTAGTCTTTTGGTGTGTTTAACTCAATGATTTTATTGATAAGATATTTTCTTGAAAATGTAGGTATTATTAAAAAATCAGACCAAGATGTTCTTAAGAATTTTGCCATCAAATAATACTCATCTAACAATGTTGTTCTATAATCAGAAGAAAGGACGAAAAAACTCCGCCCCAAAAGTAACATTGAAAGTTACTTTTTCTCCTGATGGGGCTAAAATTGTTCTACTTAAATCTAGTGAGGGTTGATTATCTTTTATAAAGTTTCTAATGTATTTTGAATCTGCAATTGGTAATGTTTCAATAAACATAGCAATGTTACCTCTATCCGTATCACCATTAATTTCTTGAATTATTTTATTTAATCTCCAAGTAATTTTTGGTGGTACTAATCCAACTGGATATTGTTCCGCCATTTTATCTAATTCATTGATTTCACCATACGTTAAAAGTTTTAATTTAACTTTTACATTTGTCTTAGGTAAAGTAGTAGTGAAAAGTCCATACTCATCAGGTTGTTCTTTTGGTTGTTTAATATTTAATTCATCTAATAAGAAATCAACATTAAATGTTTTATCTGTCTTTGGGTCTGTTAATGTAACAGAATATTCAGGACCAAATGCGGTATTTCTCAAAAAGATAAGAATTGCTTCAATATCTCCCTCCAATAATTCGTCTGGTTTTAAATCGTGTTCATACACTTTATTTCTAATTAAAGAAAGAATTATATTACCACCACTGATTTGATTTCCAGCAATTAAAAAGTTTTCATCATTTGCAGTTAGATAACCAACTTTTACAACTTTCTTCTTTGATTTATAAAATACACCTTGAGATGGTAGAGGTACTAAATCGTGGGGTAAATTAAAATCCATTTGACCATATGCTTCTGCGTTCATAATTGTTTTTATTTTTAAGATAAAAAAAAAATCCTAAATGTATACACTACATTTAGGATTATGAATTATATAATAATAAGATTAATAAACTAAAATACAACGGTCAGGTCTTAATGTGATATCAATACCAGCTAAACCATCTTGACTATAACCTAAACTACCAAAGTTAGCTGTTGTTATAAAACATCCTTCATATATCCATTTCTCAACAACAACTCCAGTTGGGTCTAACATTTCCAAATCAACATTCTTCTTATAACCTGCAGCATAACCCATCCTACCAGTTACAGATTCAGCACATAAACGAATCCATTCCATAGTTGCTTGTGCAGCTGAAGGTCCAATAGGGTCTCTTAACTTTAAACCAATAGTACCCCAAGTGAATCTACCCGCGACATATGTTGATGTATTTAAGAATTGAATTTCTGTTGGGTTTATAGTTATTGAAGGTCTATTAGCTGTCTCAACAAACCATTCATTAATACCTAATGAAGAAGGGAATCGCATAATAAACCTATTCTGTCTTTT